AGACGGAACATATTGGTTAGACACACAGAATACACGTTTTGGTGTATTTGAGTGGAACGGCTCTGCCCCTACTGTAGTTGGCGGACAAAAGTTTACTAACAAAATTCCTGTAGTAATCACCGATGCAACTAAGATTGATCAACTGACCGGAGCTCCACTAGGATCTGTTGGAGCTATTGGAACATATGCCGTTGTAGCTATTACTAACTTAAACAAGTTATATTATAAGAATATCATGGGAGAATGGGTACTTGTAGGATCAACAGATTGGTATATGAGTATAGCAACTGTAGCTGGTAGTAAGAGCAATCCTCTCCTATCAAACGGCGACAGCATATTTATTAATGGTTCAGAAGTTACACTTCAAGGAACCTCTGTTGCGAATCTAGCACAAAACATTAATGATGCAAGCATACCTGGTGTAAGTGCAGAAGTTGTAAATTCTAGATTAAACATTTATGTTGACGGATCGATTGATTCTATCACTATAGCAGCAGGACAGGGACAGCTAGTTCAATCAACAGCTTCTGAAAGCGATGTTGGAATAGCAGCTGGCGAGTATTATGGTCCAAAACTTTCTATAGCACCGCACACACAAGTTCCAAGATATAAGGTCAGAGATGAAGAACCTCGTCCGTCAGGAAGCTTGTGGATCAAGACTACAGATGTAGCTTTAGGTTCTCGCTGGAGAGTAAAGCAGTGGAATGAAGCTATGTCGGATTGGGTAAATGTAAATGCACCAGTGTATGCAAATAATGCTAGTGCGATATATCATCTAGACAATTCAGGCGGTGGTAAGAACATTGCAAAGGGTACTCTTTATGTAAAATACAATGTATCAGAATATGATGCTCTCGATATTAACAAGCTAAAGAATGCAGATTTCAAGATCTATCGTAGAGAGTTGCCAGACCCAACAACAGTGCTTACTGTTCCTCTAGCAGCAGATACTTTTGATAACGGCACGAAATATGGTTTTACTATTGCTGAAACTGTTCCAGCAAGCGATACACTGCACCCCGACATTGCTATAAGCTTTGAAGCCCACGGCGCTCTAAGCGATATCGATGATCTCGCAGCAGCAATTAATGCTGCTGGATTTAAGCATGTTGTTGCAAGAGTCGATTCTAGAAAAAGAGTCGTTATCGAGCACACGCTTGGTGGTGATATGCACTTTGGTTTAAACAGTACCCTTGGTGTAGCAAGTGCAGCAATTACAGTTGCTGGTTCTTATACTGTAAGACCAACATTTACATTTACATCACCGACTAATGGTGTAACAGCGACTGGTACGATTAATTCAGAAGCATTTACTGGAGATGTTACAACCGCAGGTACTGGTTACAATGTTGGTGATCTGCTAACGCTAACTGCTGCCGACGGTGGAACAGCTACAGCATATGTTGAAACATTAGTCGGCCTACCGGGTTCTGGTATCGCAACAGTTAACTTTACTGGTACTGGTGCTGATCGAGGCACTTTCCACCAACTTCCAGGTACTAAGTTTGCTACTGGAGCAAATGCCCCAAATACAGTCGCAAGTACAGGAACTGGTACAGGTGCTGAAATCACAGTAACTTTCCGTGCTAAAACCGGAACAGCTGGCGTCACTATTACTGATAGCGGATCTGGATATACAGAAGCTCCTACTATTGCAGGATATACAAACCGAGGCGGTATCACGGTTGGTACAGTGACAACTACTAGCGTAAATGTTGATAACGGTATATTTGACTTGATGGGATTTGTACCATTTAACGTAGATACAAACTCTGGAACAGCTAATCTTTATGATGCAGCACCCGGAGACGAAGAACATATGTTTATCGGAACCAACTGGAAGCCATTGAAGTACACTGCTGCTGGAGATCCGCCGAATGCTATTCCTCTAGACGGAACACTGTGGTTTAGCCCGATACTCGACGAAGTGGATATTATGATACATAACGGTATGAAGTGGGTAGGTTATCTAGATCCTAGTTCACCATACTACGATATGGATCCAGAATTCCAAACAGATACAAACGGACCATTAGTAAGCGCAACAAAGCCAACTGTTCAAAGCGATGGCACTACGTTACGCAACGGTGATATCTGGATCAATAGCGGAAATGCAGAAGAATATCCAAACATGTACAAGTGGGATGGTTATAATCTAAAATGGATATCTATCGATGTTACCGACCAGATCACTGAAGACGGAGTTATATTTGCTGATGCTCGTTATAATACAGCAGGTGCAAATAGCGACATGGCTGGAGATATTACTGAACTACTAGTCAGTAACTTCGTAGATTTTGATGCTCCAGACCCAGATCTTTATCCACGTGGCATGCTATTGTTCAATACACGAAGAAGCGGAAACAATGTGAAGAGATTCGTACGCAACTATATTGATCCAGATCTAGACAATATTAGGATGCAAGGTGAATCAATGGACATGTACTATCCGCATCGTTGGGTTAACGAAAGCGGAAATGCCGCCGACGGTCGAGGGCTATTCGGTCGTAAGGCACAGCGTAAAGTTGTAGTTAAGCACCTAAAAGCCGCGATTGATGCTAACCAGACAATAAGAGACGTTGATGTTTATAACTTCAACCTAATAGCAACACCGGGTTATTGCGAAACAATACAGAACATGGTAGCGTTTAACGTTGATCGACATCAAACAGGGTTCATTGTTGGAGATACACCGTTCCGCTTACCTAGCGATTCAACTTCAATACTCGAGTGGGGCAACAATACCATGGTTGCTGCTGATAACGGCGAAGAAGCACTGGTTACATACGACGAGTATCTAGGTGTTTATTATCCAAGCGGATTTACACAAGACAACTTTGGTAACGATATCGTTGTACCAGCGAGTCACATGGTTCTACGCACAATCGCATTGAGCGACGGTGTAAGTTATCCATGGTTTGCACCAGCCGGTACACGTAGAGGCGGTATTTCAAATGCCAGCTCTGCAGGTTACATCAATATGGAAGACGGTGAGTTTATTCCAGTTGCACTCAATGAAGGTCAACGCGATACACTTTATTCTGTATCTATGAACCCGATAACATTCTTAACTGGGTCTGGGCTTGTTGTATTTGGACAGAAAACAAGAGCTAGAAACGCAAGCGCACTAGACCGAGTTAATGTAGCAAGGTTGGTATGTTATCTGAGAGGCCAGTTCTCGAAGTTGGCTAAACCTTATATATTCGAGCCAAATGATAAGATCACGAGAGACGAGATCAAGAACCAAGCAGACAGCATGTTGTTAGAACTTGTTAGCCAGCGTGCCCTTTATGACTACCTCGTAGTTTGCGATGAGTCAAATAACACGCCAAGCAGAATCGATCGAAACGAACTTTATCTAGATGTCGCTATCGAGCCAGTTAAGGCTGTAGAGTTCATTTACATACCGTTGAGATTGAAGAATACTGGAGAGATTAAGGGCCTCAATAAGAAATAATACGTTGGGGGTTTTCCCCCAACGATTTTAAAAAGATTTAAAGTTATAAATACATATAGAATTTAGGAGTCAAGGAATGGCAATCTCAACACTAGCAAAACTAACGGTACCGTTAGATACGAACCAGAGTCCAAGCAATCAGGCTCTGTTGATGCCGAAGCTACAGTATCGTTTTAGGGTTTCATTACAGAATTTTGGTATAAGCACACCAACTACTGAGTTAACTAAACAGGTAGTTGATATCACTCGTCCGAACGTAGAGTTTGAAGAAATCACAGTTGATATATATAACTCAAAGGTATTCTTAGCAGGAAAACATACTTGGCAAGCTATCACACTCAACTTACGTGAAGATGCTAACGGAAACGTACAACAGCTTGTTGGTGAACAGCTACAAAAGCAGTTCGATTTTTACGAACAGTCTTCAGCAGCATCTGGTATCGATTACAAGTTTACTACAGTTATCGAAATACTGGACGGTGGAAACGGATCTCTACAGCCAAACGTATTAGAAACATGGGTACTCTACGGTTGCTTCGTACAGAGTGCAAACTACAACAATTTAGCATATAGTGCAAACGAAGTCGTAACTATCGCTTTAAACATACGTTATGACAATGCTCTACAGTCTCCGCAAGGCGACGGTGTTGGTGCATTTGTTGGGCGCACTATCGGAACTGTAGCAGTTGGTGGTGGCTGATAAATAAAAATACTATAGTCCATTCCTAGAAAAGACCAGCCTAAAAACTGGTCTTTTTTTATCGTATAAATACTATAGGAGTTTCGAATGGTTGATAGTTTAAGAGATTATAAACACGCATCTAGGTTATATGTAGCGAATAGGTTTGAGCTAGCACCGAGAACTAAATTCCTGTTCTATGTGGTTTTTAATATAAACTATCCAGGTATAAAAGACAACAATTTTCAACAGAAAAACGGTAAAGATATTAACTATTTGGTAAAGAAAACCGATTTACCGAAATACGAGATAGAGATAGAAAACCTAAATCAATACAATAGAAAAACCACAGCTTATAAAAAAATAGTTTATCAACCAATAAATCTAACATTCCACGACGATAATAATAGCACTAGCAATAATCTATGGGCATTATATTATAGTCATTATTTCCGAGATAGGTTAAATGCTAGCAACGGAGAAACTTCGCCTGCTGCTTATAAAAGAACAACATATAAAGATAATATTGGTTTTATCTACGGATTAGGTCCGGGACAGCCTGAACCTTTTTTTGATAGCATACAGTTAGTATCTTTATCTAGACATACATTCCAAAGTTATCTACTATGCAACCCAAAGATAACCAGATGGGAGCATGATACTTTAGATCAAAGCGAAAACGGTGGAATAGTCGAAAACTCGTTAACGATAGTTTATGATTCTGTTATATACAGCAATGGAACAGTTTCTAAAGATTCTCCAACAGGTTTCGCTAAATTGCATTATGATGAGGAAAGCAGCCCATTATTAAGTAATCCGGGGTCTCTGAACTCAAAAGAACCTGTAGATCCCTGGGATCTAAACGCCGATGCGGGTAATGCAAAATTATCAGAAGAGATAAGAAATCAATATGATAATAATCAATCTGCAACATCATCGGATGGTTACTTGACACAATCACAAAACTATCAAAATCAATATTACAATGCAGGTTCGTATTATAATAACGGGCAATATGTAAACACTCCTTCATTTATAAATCCAACTGCTCCTTATTATCCGAATACTACTAGTGGTTTTCAAAATTATTCATTTGGTTCTTTAAATTCAACTGGCGGTTTAACTGGAACATTAG